AGAGGCAATAATGCCATCCAGCAGTAAGAAGCAGCACAATTTCATGCAGGCCGTGGCGCATAGCCCTGAGTTTGCAAAGAAGGCAGGTGTCCCGCAATCCGTGGGGCGTGATTTCGCAGCGGCAGACAAAGGTCGCAAATTTGCAAAAGGCGGTGATATGGCTACCAAAGGAATGAATCTGTTCAAGGGCAAAGAGACCTACGGCGAAGAGCTAAAGGAAGCCAAGGCAATCAAGTCTGGCAAGATTACACCTATGCAATATGCAAAAGGTGAAAAGTCTGAAGAAGCCAAGATGAAGAAAATGGCTAAGGGTGGCGGCGTTGAGTCCAAGGGTAAAACCAAGGGCAAGATGATCACCATGAAGCGTGGCGGTAAATGTTAAGGAGCCAAAAATGCCTGTAAGTAGCACTCGCGCCGGGATGAAAAACTACACGCCCCGTCGCCCCGGAATGACGATGGATGATGTTGTTGGCCCCGAAGAGCGGGCTAAACGCGCAATGATGATCAAGCAAGCAAAAGAAGATGAGATGGATAAAGGCGCTCAAGCTGCTCAAGCTGCACCTCCCGCTATGAAAAAAGGCGGCAAGGTCAAGGGCTATGCTCGTGGCGGTGGCATTGAGCAACGCGGCAAGACTCGCGGCAAGATGTGCTAAGGAGTTGACATGAAAAAGCGTCGGTTTGATGAAGGTGGCTCTACCTCATTTTCACCAGAGCAAGAAGAATGGCTAGGTAAAGCCGATAGGACTGATCCCTACATCTTGGCCCGTATGCGCCGAGCAGTACCGGATCGTCCTAACCGTGCGCCTGTTGAAGACCGACAGTTCACCCCCGTACAACAGAGCAAACCTAGCTCATCAGTAGACGCTGACATAGCAGATATGAAACGATCTGCCATTTCTGCTGAAACACCTGACATTGCAGACATGAAGCGTTCTGCCGTATCAGCAGCACCTTCTTCTGATGTGGCAAGCATGAAGCGTGATGCTTCTTCATCCCAGCCGAAACCTGTCGCCAAGCCAGTGGCAAAACCCAGCACAAAGTATTCGGGTTCCGGTGGTTCTGGCGGTGGCCGTGGCCCGACTGCATCTGAGCTACAAGGTGGTTCAGGTGGTGGGCGTGGTCCTTCGGCAGAAGAGCTTGCTGCATATCAGGCTTCTAAGAAACCCAAGAAACTCACTGACTTGATGCCTTCGGATGAAAACATCCAAAAAGGTATGGAAGCTGCAATTCCGGGTGGGGTTGGTTTAAAAGCCGTCGCTGGATTGGCTAAATCTTTGGCTAATCGTGGTACTGGTAGTACAGGTCGTGCTTTGGCCGAAAAAGGTGTAGATGAAGCCATATATCTTGGCAAAACTGCCCCAAGGAACATCACACCTGCGGAGCGTTTGGCTGGACCAACTTCCCGTGGTTCCGCCGAGATTTCATCTGCATCTCGACCAGCATTGTCTGCTCCTCCGCTGCGTCTGACTTCCCGTGAAGCTGAAGCAGCAAAAGAAGCTGCAAAGAAAGCCGAATTGGCGGGTGAGCTTCGTCGCGGTCAAAAGCCAACAAAATTTGACAGCCCCAAAAAATCAACATCGTCTAAACGCACTCGCAAATTTAATGACGATGAGGCAGGAGTTGAATTTAAACGTGGTGGATCAACCAGCAAGTTTGCCAAAGGTGGAATGGCAAAAGGTTGGGGTCAAGCACGAGGCGCAAGGTCTGCGAAGATCGTATGAGGCCAAGCCGTGGAATGGGGGCAATAGCCCCCTCCAAGATTCCCAAATCTACCGTTAAACGGGATGGGAATGAGCCTGTCGGTTTATACGCAGAAGGCGGAAAAGTGTGGAATACGCCCAACCCCGCCAAGAAACATAAGACGCTGAGTCCCGGGAAGAAAGCCGCAGCCAAAGCAGCCGCCAAAGCCGCAGGCCGACCATACCCGAATCTCATCGACAACATGCGAATGGCGAAGGGTAAGTAATGTCAACCTCTGGAACGTCGAACTTCAACCTAGACCTCAGTGAAATAGTTGAGGAGGCTTTTGAGCGTTGTGGCTCAGAGCTTCGTACTGGCTATGACCTGAAGACTGCACGGCGTTCCATGAACTTACTGTTTGCTGACTGGGCAAACCGTGGGATTAATATGTGGACTATCGAGCAGGGCTCGATTCCATTGGTGCAAGGCACCGCTACGTATTCACTCCCAACGGAGACGGTTGATCTGCTTGAGCATGTGATCCGCACGGGGTCCGGAAATGTTTCAACGCAGTCAGACCTGACAATCACCCGTATCAGTGTTTCTACGTATTCCAGCATCCCCAACAAGCTGACTCAGGCTAGACCCATTCAGATTTTGATCAATCGTCTTGATGCTCCTAGCGTGACTGTCTGGCCTGTGCCGGATGGATCACAGCCGTACACATTGGTGTACTGGAGACTCCGGAGGATTGAGGATGCAGGTAACGGTGTAAACACAATGGATGTGCCGTTCCGTATGATTCCGGCGATGGTTGCTGGGTTGGCCTACTACTTGTCTATGAAGATTCCCGGTGCGCTTGAGCGTATGCAGGTTCTCAAAGCTCAGTACGACGAGGCATGGAACCAAGCATCTGACGAAGACCGCGACAAGGCTGCGGTTCGGTTTGTCCCACGGCAGATGTTCATCACTTAATCATGGCAAATAGATTTGCTAGTGGAAAAAACAGCATAAGCGAGTGCGACAGATGTGGCATTCGTGTAAAGCTCAAGGAGCTAAAGAACCTCATCGTCAAGACAAAGCAAACTGCCATAAGGGTCTGCAATGAATGTTGGGAACCAGATCAGCCTCAGTTGCAACTGGGTATGTACCCAATTTCTGACCCACAGGCTGTTCGTGATCCACGCCCTGACTTTGCTGGGTATGTTCAGAATCGGGACATTCAGTGGGGTTGGAACCCCGTAGGTGGGTCTAAGTTCTTTGACGCCGCGCTTACGCCAAATACCTTGGTGTCAGTCGGTTATGTTGGTATAGTTACGGTGCAAACCTCCTAGGAGAAGATATGGCTACGCAGAAAAATGTTCCCATCCAGACCGGTGGCAAAGGTGGCTTCGGCGGCAAAACCAACGAAGAGATGAAGAAACTTGGCCGCAATCTGGCTAAGGTCGCTGCACAGAAACGAGGCAAATAATGGCTACGTTCAGCAAAAAAATGATGGGCAAGGAAGTCGGTGACGCCGCCGTCTACGCCAAGCCGCACACCATGAGTGGCGGCAAGGTCAGCCTGAAGAGCGCTGGCTACGAAGGCGGTGATCGCGGTACGCTGGATGATTTGGCGGTGTCGGTTGCGGATATGCGTAGCAAGAAATACGCTGAACCCAAGACTAGCGGTATCAAGATTCGCGGTACTGGCGCAGCTACTAAGGGTACGATGGCCCGAGGTCCGATGGCATGAACTACGCTGATCTGTGTGCAAATATCGCTGACATCTGTGAAAACCAATTCACAGCGGATGAGTACGCTCTGTTTACAAAGCAGACGGAACAGCGTATTTACAACACAGTTCAGCTTCCTTCTCTTAGGAAGAATGTCACGGGTGCTTTGACGGCAAACAACAAGTACCTGTCTGCCCCGTTGGACTTCCTGTCGGCGTTTTCACTTGCTATCATTGACCCGGTAACGCAGGATTACTCGTATCTTTTGAACAAGGATGTGAACTTCATTCGTGAAGCCTACCCATCTGCGGCAGATACTGGAGCCCCAAAGTACTACGCAATCTTTGGCCCCCGGTCAGATGTAGCCAATGAACTGAGTTTTATAGTCGGCCCGACACCGAATGTGGCGTACGCCGCAGAGCTTCATTACTACTTCTACCCTGAGAGCATCGTCACTGCACAAGAGACATGGCTCGGTGATAACTTTGACTCTGCTCTTTTGAACGGTGCGCTTGTTGAGGCAATCCGGTTTATGAAGGGTGAGCAGGATATGGTCAAGCTCTATCAAGATATGTACGTACAGTCCATTGCCCTCTTGAAGAACCTTGGTGATGGCAAGCTCCGTCAGGATGCTTATCGTAGTGGTCAAGTTAGGACACAGGTGAACTAATGGCTCTCACCCAATGTCAGACCAACAGCTTTAAGGCAGAACTGTACCAAGGGGTGCATGATCTTCTGACAGACGTTATCAAGATTGCTCTATACACCGACTCCGCCACGCTGAACCAAAGCACAACTGTTTACAGCCCAACAAACGAAGTTGTGGCATCAGGCTATAACCCCGGTGGTTCTCAGTTGACAGGCATCACCATAAACACTTCGTCTACGGTTTCTGCGCAAACTACCTATGTAAACTTTGCCAATGTATCGTGGACTGCGGCGATCACCGCTAGAGGCGCGTTGATCTACAATTCCAGCAAGGGTGGCAAGTCTATCGCTGTGCTGGATTTCGGGGCTGACAAAACGTCAACCACAACCTTTTTGATCACCATGCCTGCCAACGCCGCAGATAGCGCTTTGATCAGGTCAGTTACCTAGGAGTTATTATGGCAACCTACAACAAGTACACCGCAGCGATTGAGCCTTTGCTTGAGGGTATCAATGCCGGTTCGGACGCATGGAAAGTTGCTCTGAGCAACACCATCAACGCCGCAGACACCACGTTTACACCCGGTACTACCGACCTCGCAACGGGGGGTGGCTACACCGCTGGCGGTAACGCAGCTACCACTTCATCTGCCACGCAATCCGCTGGCACGTTCAAGTTGGTGCTGAACAGC